AACCTTATCCGATCACATCCAAGAGGCTCAAAGAATATTCAACTCCTACATTCGTGAGAGAGATAAGAACGAACCTTGTATAAGTTGTGGAACGATGAGAGAAGTCCAGTACGCAGCAGGACACTACTTCCACGCTGGAGGTTATGCAGCACTAAGATTCAATGAAGATAACGTACATAAGCAATGCAATAAGAATTGTAATCTAAAACTTTCAGGCAACATCTTAGAATACAGACCCAACCTAATAAAGAAGATAGGACAAAAACGCTTCGACTATTTAGAAGCTCACAAAAGAGATAACTTAGACATGACAATACCAGAAGTCATTGAGCTAAAGAAGTTGTACAGAGATAAACTTAAAACATTAAAAAACAATTAGTATATTTGCTTCATGAATATTAACCTTTCAAACTTAAAGACACCTTCCAACTTCATAAAAGAAAACAAAGGGGTAAAATTCGGTAAGTATACCATGACCCGAAAGAGGTTGTACCAGCTTATCGAAACAGGTGAAATACCACACATCGAAATAGATGGACGGATTTTCATAGACATAGAAAAAATAAACAAATAATAAGAAACGATGGCAGAATTAAAAGGAACATTTGCAGGATTAAAAACAGGAGGCAAAGTATACATCTACGCAAGGGGAACAGATCACGGAACAAACCCAAGAACAGCAGAGAAGGTAGGCAACGACCCTAAGACGGGAGAATGGAAAGCAGTACTAGGAAACAAGAAAGGAGATACATTAATACTTTCAAAAGAAGAAACTCTACAATCAAAAGTAGAAAAGCACGGATTGACATATTCAACAAAAGCAATTAGGTTTAAGTAGTTCAGTTAGTTTTTAGTTTTCATAGACCGCTGCTCCATAACAGGGGTGGCGGTTTTTTAGTTTAAGGACATGACCCAGAAAGAAAGAGACAAGAAGTTTAAAGAAGTGATAGAGGCAATAGAGTCAGGACTATCAGCAAAAGCAGCCTGTAAAGAGCTTAATATCCCTATTAGCACTTTTGGAGATTGGAAACGTAAAGAGGGGAACTCGGCACTGTACGCGCGCGCACGTGAGGCTAGAGCCGATGTATTAGCCGAAGAAATTATAGAGATAGCCGACTCAGCACCTAAGACAATCGATTCAGAATATGGTGACAAGGTTGACACTGGAGATATACAGCAGAAGAGGTTAATGGTGGACGCTCGTAAGTGGGCGGCCTCAAAGATGAACCCCAAGAAGTACGGGGATAGTCAACAAATAAAACTAGCAGGAAATGAAGGGCAGGAATTAAAAGCGATATTTGCCACAGATATGATAATTAAGCCCATGTCAGAAGATAGTGAAAATCAATAAGTTAGTCTTACTATTACACGCGGTGGAGACAAAGTAAATGTATAGACCTACAACAGCCCTACATAAGATAAGACAACTATCAAAACGAGTTAGATGTATTCAAGGCTCACAAGGCGCGGGAAAGACTATAGGCATCTTGATGTTAATCATCAATCATTGCCAGCACAATCCAAACAAAGAGTGTACTGTATTTCAAGGTGAAAAATCCAAGATGAAGAAAACGGTTGTTCGTGACTTTATCAAGATAATGAAATCGTTGGATATATTCATTAGAGACAATTGGAACAAAACAGAAAGCGTTTACACTTTCGGCAACGGATCGTACATAGAGTTTGTTGGCTTGGATATGCCAGACATAGGAAAAGGATTTAGACGGGATATTGTTTACTTTAACGAGGCGAACAAGGGCAGGATAACACATGATACTTTTGTGCAAATACAATCAAGGTCTTTCATAACATATTTAGATTATAATCCAGATAAATCATTTTGGGCGCACACCGAAGTGATAGAAGATAAAAACACCGAGTTCTTAATATTAACCTTCCATGATAACGAATATCTACCAGAAGGTGAAAAGGATTCAATCCTAAGATATAGGGATAAAGGATACCACGACCCGCACGGAAGTTATGATAAGGAAGAGAATATCAAACACGCTTATTGGGCTAATAAATGGAGGGTGTACGGTCTTGGATTAGTAGGACGTTTGGACGGTGTTATTTATTCAGATTGGCATGAGATAGACACAGTACCTAAAGACGCGGAGTATATTGGAACGGGGCTTGATTTCGGGTTTACAAATGACCCAAGTGCAGCGATTGATTTATACCGATACAATTCAGAGTTAATACTTGATGAAGTGTTTAGTCGAAAAGGGTTAAGCAATAGAGATATTGCCAACGGGCTAAAAGGGGATATAAATAGAATAGTTTACGCTGATAGTGCAGAACCAAAAAGCATTGCAGAGATAAGAGCCTACGGTATTAGAATACTTCCAGCAGACAAAGGGAAAGACAGTGTTTCTTTTGGTATAGAAATACTCCAAGATTTCACACTAAGACCTACAAAACGCTCCACTAATATGATTAAATCCTTAGAGGGTTATATGTGGAAAATAGCAAGAGACGGAAAAGTAACCAATATTCCCCACCATGATAATAGTGATGAATCTGACGCGGTGCGATATTGTGCAATAATGAAATTGAAGAAAGCAGGAACGGGAAAACTTACAATATTTTAATTTACCTACTTATAACAAATGGCAATAACAATAAATTTACCCAACGGAATAGACGAGATAAGCCTCAAAGAGTACATGAGTTGGAGAGAGTCTATGCAGCCACACGAAACGGTTAAATGTTTTGCGGGTGTAGATGTGTCTACTTTTCCTATCAAAGACGTTCAAGAAATGGACAAGATTATTAGGGAGGTTTTAGAGTCCAACGCAGCAGAAGTACAACCGATTATAAAACTAGGTGATAAAGAGTTTGGATTGATACCAGACTTTCACGCGATCAGCACAGCAGCCTATATTGATACAGAGGTTTATGGAAAAATGGAGGCATTGGATAAGATTATGAGTATCATCTACAGACCTATAAAATTAAGGGTAGGAGAAAAGTATACTTTAGAAGAATACAACACTTCGCACTTAGATAATTCGGAGCTTATGCAGACGCTCACAATGGACATCGTATACGGGGCGGAGCTTTTTTTTTGCACCTTAGAGAAAAGGTCGTTGAACATAATAAAGTCGTTTTCTCTTCGGGAAGTGGAGAAACAACTGGAAGAGATGAGGTCTTTAATCGGTGGGGATGGTACGAGCTTATCTACGGACTAGCAAACGAAAACTTCTTAGAGATGGACGCGATACTATTAAAGCCGATAAATGAAGTACTTCAGCACATGGCATTTTTGCAGAATAGAAAAGAGATAGAAAAGTAATGGCAAATATCACATATAACAACATAATCCAACGTCTTAACGACTTCGCGGATAAGCACTTCTTTATTCGTTCGTTCTCAAATGTAGACTTAGCAGAAGCCGACATTAATAAGAAAGAGGAATTTCCAAAGATGCACACCGTATATTTAGGAAGTGACTTAGATGGAAATCAAAAGACCTACAACTTTGATATTTATATTCTTGACCTTGCAAAAGACAAGGATGAAAAGTTAATCTATCAGCAGGAAATTATAAGCGATGCAGAACAAATCTTAGAGGACTTAATATCGGATGTAAACTTAGGATTCAATATCTTCGTAAGAGGTGAAGATTATAATGTAGAATCGGCAAACCTAGAACCATTAAACGAGGCTTTTAGTAATGTGCTTTCAGGTGCAACTTTAAACCTTAGTATATCAGTTCCTTTTTTGAATGATACTTGCAACGCTCCTTTAATTGGTGTAACTCCTTCGAGTGGTGAGTGCGCCCCAGCAACGGTATTAGATACCGATGGAGTAACAACCTTTGAAGTCGCCAGTGGTGGTAGCGGGGCTTGTTCTGCTCCCGTGTGTGCGGATGCAGTGATAACAGACACGGACGGAGTTACAACCTTTAACGTGGCTAGTGGAGGTACGGGAACTTGTACACCCTGCCCGCCTAAGTCGGGTTACCTTTACGTTAATATCGTTCCGACAGAGTTCACAAGTTATAGGACAGGAGATGTAGGATACTACTTGCAGAACAGCACGTATAAATACAGCAGCAAACCCTCAAACCCTTTAGTATACGTTGAATTGAATTTTGATCCTGCTAAGTTTCCTTATGAGATGGTGGAGAATAACGAGTATGGAACAAAGCACAGGTTCACGACAGATGACGGAACGCCTGCAAGTGATGGACGGGCTAACTTTGTTATAGGAGATTTCGCAACAAGTACAACTTGGTATGTTCGTGACCACTATCTAGGATTAGGGATTTACATAGCCAATCTAGGTAAGCAAAAGTGGAATGATTATATTGATGACTGCGCAGCTTTAACAGTTGGAGCTTATTCAGATTTCAGACCTTTTAGTTCTGTTGAGTTCCTAGCGGTGTTAAACAAGCAGCATAAATATTACGACACCGAGAACATATTTAGGCGGGGGGTTGTCTCAGGTGATACCGAAACGGTTGTATCTTTAGGCATAAGCGCAGATGAGTACATACCTTCAACATGGACTATCTATTATCATAGCGAAGGCTCACTGAGGTTAATAACAAAATCAAACACAAGTAGAGCAGGATACGCAGTAAGAACACACAGATGAAAATATACAATAAAACGGGGGTGGTAACACTCGACAACGGACAAGGGGATACAGTAAGCCTTACAGACCCAACAGGAGAAGCGGAAGGAATACGCTTTGATTTAAAGCAAGGAAAGATATTTATAGACATTGTGGCTAGTGACGCTATCAATTCATTTGGGCGATCTTATGAGTTGGCTTGGGATGGAGAATTTATCGCAGGCTTTGTGGCTTTCTTCGAGGAACAAATTAAAAGGCTTGCTTTGGCTTATCCAGAGTTCAGAGACTTACTAGATGACGAAGATGAAGAACCTTAATAAAGCCTTAGAGTTATTTGCTAGGGATGTTGTTTTTGAAGCTCAAAGAAATATCGGGGCTAAGTATAAGGGGCGCAAAATTGATTCATCTGGACGGCTTAGAAAAGGTTTAATGTATACCAAGAAAAAGAACAGTTCAGGAATGTCTATTACTTTTGGAGCAAATAGTGACCTTCAAGACTATGCAAGTGTAGTAGAATACGGAAGGAGAAAAGGAGCAAAAGCGCCACCACCCGATGCGCTGAAGCAATGGTTTAAAGATAAGCCTGTCAGATATAGAAAAGACGGGAAGTTTGCCAAAGCAACAAAGAGCGATATTGACGGTATGGCTTACCTCATAGGACAGAAGATAAAAAAGAAAGGAATAGCAGGACGTAGGTATTATGGAAGGGCAATAGAAAGAATGATGAAGAAGCACGAAGAAACAATACAGGCAGCCTTTCTTGAAGATTTAGAATTAAATTTAGTATTCGATAAATAATGGCAATAACGATAACACAAGATGTAGGGGAGTTGGCTTTTCAAGACCAGCAGTTGATTTATATGGCTTCATCAACAAACATCGCGCAGCCGAACTTTAAGTATATTGTACAAGTGTATCATGATGGTGCAGAGATATACAAGAACTACCATCCAAAGAACCCATCTAACGCTCTTATATTTGATTTAAGACACGTTGCAGGACACTACAACGGAATAGACGATACCAACTACAACACAGCAAGCCAAGATATTTTCACCATTCCCCATGCAGTAGACAAGGTGTTTAGTAGAAGTACTAACGCTTGTAAAAAATACGAGGTAAGGATAGGTGAATTGTATGAAGTTGCAGGGGTATTAATAGAAGATTTAAACCTAGCAAACCATACCACATTTATCTACACTGGGAAATTTACATTGAACTACGGACAAGTGTACAACGCTCCACATTACATATCTAACACGGGGAATCAGGGATGGATGTTAGAGTATTATGGAAAGCCTTTGATATACTGGAATGACCCACAGGCGAGGGGGTTGATAAGTGGTGAACTTTTAGTTCGCGAGGCTATGGAGGAAGATTACGGTGTTATTTCTTTTATCCATGATGACGGTACTAACTTTATAAACTGCGATAGTATCAAGGTGAGGTATAAGATTTATGATCCTGCGGGCGCACAATTAGGATTTACCCAAGACTTTTTGATTAACGCAACACACGGAGCAGCAGTAGCAAGCTCTGTTGATGATGAAGATAAGTTGATTCATTTAGGTGCTTACCCAGCAAATCTAAACAAGTCAAATCACCTAGCAACACAAAAACCAAACGCTACGGCTTGGAGTTATTACACTCTTCAATTAGTAACATCTACAGGAACGGAAGTAGGGGAGGTTTTCCATATTGTGCAGGATGAAAATTGCTATAAGAATAAGTTACGTATTGCTTGGTGGTCAGATATTTCGGGGTGGGAATTTTTCAACCTTAACACAGCAGTGAATAAAACAACCGTGAACAAGAGTAAGAATTATCAAAAGTTGATGGGTTCTTATTCTGGGGTAGGTCATGCGATATACACACACACAAGGGAAACCGTGCCTTTTCATTCGGACAATGTTCTAACAATAGACAGTTCTACAAATTGGTTGAGTGAATATGAATATCAATTCTTGGAATCCTTAATAAGTTCTAAGGATGTAAGGATAGTAAGGACAGATTCTATATTTGTTCCAGTGATACTAAAAACCACATCGTACAAACACCCCGACACGAACAACAACACAAAGAAGAAAGTGAAGTTTAAATTTGAAATCGCGCAGCCTGTATGATTCAACTAACGGTATACAACCCAAGTAATGAAGGACAAATATTAGAGCTTTATCCAAACGAAAGTATAAACCTTACTTATCAGTTCAAGGATATTATTGACCTGAATAAGTTAGGCTCAAACTTCTCTAAGACTTTCAGAATACCCTTTACAGATGTTAACGCTCAATTCTTTGGAGAGATAGGTGACCCGAATATTATTCCAGATTGGTTCGACCCGAAAAAGAAAATACCTTGCACCCTAACACACGATACCGTTCCTATCATGGAGGGCTTTGTCAAGGTTACAAACATCTACCACCAAAAAGGAAAGTACCACGATTTAGAGATAAATGTATTTGGAGAAACGGCAAACTTTTCTAAGAGTTTAGGAGATTTAAAACTTAAAGACATATCCACTCTTCCAACACTAAACCAGACGGTAAACTGGGCAAACGTACAAGCGTCTTGGGTCGGTGACCAAGATTTAAGATATAGCTTATGTGATCGGGGCAAAAGATGGAATACAGGAAATTGGGACGGGTACACAAATCCGAACTATGACAATCCTATTTATGCAGGAATGTTTACTCCAATGGTTAGGCTCAAATATCTAATGGATGGGATAGCGAACGATGCAGGGTTTACTATCGATTCGTCATGGCTAACAAATGAAACAGATACTTATATCCCTTTTTTAAATAATACGGAGTCTATAATCACAGATGAGGTTCCTATGGGGCAAGTGTTCAAAGCCGTGATACAATCGAACACCAATTATTTAAGCGCGACAACTGACCAGCAAGTAATAAATCAAACAGATTCGACACTTGGGGGGTTCGATACGGGGGCAAATTATACTATTGGTGTTCCTTCGTTTTATACTTGTCCTTATAACGCAGACTATACGATTAAGGTTAAAATGTCCTTCAATGTTATATCTACATCATTCCCTTTTTACCCCGTAGTATTTAAAGTTAGAAAAGTAGGCACAACAAATATAGTGTGGTCTAGTGAGTATGTTGTTTTTTCTGGGGATAATCAATTCCCTGGTTCTGGATATGAATACGACTGCATATTAAACGAGACATTCACAACAACACTAGCAACAGGTGAGCAGTTGGAGCTTATCGTTAACCTCCCACAATATTACACCACGATAATATACGGGGGTGCTTCAACTACATCTTATTGGGAGTGCCAAGCAATAACAAATCCATTTGATTCCTTCACGATGCAAACGGAGTTAAACGCTCCCGACATGTCGCAAATTGACTTCATGAAAGCGTGTCAAAAGCTTTTCAATCTAGTCATCATCCAAGATAGGAACAATCCTTTTAAATTATACCTAGAGCCTTTCAATGATTACATGGCAACGGCTGCGGTAGTCAATTGGACTGACTTACTAGATATAAGCAAAGACCAAACTTTAAAGATGGGTGCAGACCTTGAAAAGAAAAGATTGGAGTTCACCTATACAAAGGACGGAGACAAGTATAATAAGAAATGGCAAGATAGTAGAGGGTGGACATTTGGAAGAAAGTTAATAGATGAAACGAACAACGACTTTGCAACGAGTGACCTAAAAGTAACAACACTCTTTAGCCCGACACCTCTTTGGTATATTTACGGAACTGAAGTATTTATACCTAAATTCTTAAAAGATGACGGCACTCTTTCAGATGTAAATACTAGGATTTTGTATTGGGGAGGAATGGAAGATGTAGGGGGTAACTCTGTTTACGCTTTTGATGACGGCACAGCACTACCAACACTTATAAGCCAATACCCCCACTTCTCACATTATTCGACAAGGTATCCAACAGTAACAGACAATGATTTAAACTTTGGAAAAGAAACGCCCTTCCAATGGATATACGGAGAACCGACTAACACGGCTTACGCTAGATATTGGAGGGATTATATTGTTTCTCTTCACAGTTCGGAAAGTAGAATCTTAACAGCTTATTTCAAGCTCGATTCAATAGACGTTTCACAGTTTCAATGGAACGATAATATCTGGGTTAAGGATTCATACTGGAGAATAAACAAAATGACCTATGTCCCTTCACACGATGGAACAACAAAGGTTGAATTGATAAAGCTCATCGATGAGGCACGATCTTGCGAGTACCTACCTACTGGACAAAATGATGACGGACAAATAACCTTTACAGATTCAGCAGGAACAAGCGGTCTCGCAGGGAATCAAGAATGTTGTGAAGCAGCAGATGGAACATGGGATAGTGCAGCAGGAACGTGTTTAGCTTATGGATTACCTATAAGCCCAGACCTACCACCGAACAGAAGCCAAGATATAGGAAGCGATAACAGTAATGGAGCAATAAGAAGTTCTAATACGGGATGTGCAAACGAGCTTACACCAGACGCCCAATTTAGTGGGATAGTAGGTTTGTATAATATACTAAAAAAGAAAGCCTCGCAAATACTAGGAATAAATGCAGACGGCTACCATCATGGTTGGATGCTTGGTGGTGGAGTGTATGATGGTGATGGCGACCAAGAAAGAGGTCGAGCGCAACATGGTAAGATAATGCAACTTGCAGAGGGTGACTTAGAAACGATAGACAATGTAATAGAGTTTTGCGAGGTAGGAGAGACAACGCTATTTTTAGACATGCCTAATAACTCCACACACGCAACGGATATTACTATAAGCCTGCAAGAAAGAAACCCAGCAACGGGCTTCCTAGTAGGTTGGTTAAGAATGAGGGTGGAACTACTCATTTGGAAAACGAATAACATTGCAGCCTTTCAAGCTGGATTCGTTCAGCAGGAGCAAGGAACGCTCGCAGGGCAGTTTACTTTTGGGGTAGATGTAGTAACGAATACGGCAGAACATAGATTCAATCTTACTGCGTCTGGGGGTAGTTTACCTACTTATGATGTAGTAGCAACAGCGTTAGTCAATTATGTACAAGTTAATGAAGCATAAAAAAAGAGCCTTACGTTTAAGACCCTTTTGAATTGAAAAACTAAAACTATCTATGTTATCGCTGGAACGCGATTGAGGAAACAAATATAAGATGAAATTCGATAGGATATACAGAATAAAAGGAATAGTTGATTTAATACAAGAATCAAACGGAAAAGAACTCCCTAAGAAATATGTGAAATGGGATAAGGTCGGGGCTTGGTGTATTGGTGTTGGCGCGGTTTTATTTTGGGCTTGGGTAATAG